GAGGCCCGCAGAACCGACCAACGCCTCCGCCACAAAGTTGCCCTGGTAGGCCTACCCCGCAAGTCTGGAAAATCGGCCCTTGGCTCTGGGATGGCACTGTTTGGCCTCTACATGGGTGCCAAAGGCGGGGAGGTCTACAGCTGCGCAGCGGATCGCGACCAGGCGCGCATTGTGTTTGGGACCGCGAAAGCAATGGTTGAGGCGTCTCCGGAACTGTCCGCGCAAGCGAAGTTGTACCGCGACGCCATTGAGATCCCATCCACCGGGTCCGTCTACCGGGTGCTCTCAAGTGAGGCGTTCACCAAGGAAGGCTTGTCGCCGACCCTGGTTGTGTACGACGAGCTCCACGCCGCCCCTAACCGGGAACTGTGGGACGTCATGACGCTGGCGCAGGCCGCCCGCTACGACGCCCTCACCCTGGCCATCACCACCGCCGGCGTAAAGACGGACAGCACCGGGCAAGACTCGGTGGCCTACGGGCTCTACCAGTACGCGCAGCGGGTGACCGCCGGCGAGGTCGAGGACCCTTCCTTCTTCGCGGCTTGGTGGCAGGCGCCCGCCGACTGTGACCACCGCGCGCCAGAGTCGTGGAAGATCGCTAACCCCGGCTTCGGTGACATTCAAGACCCTGAGGATTTCGAGTCCGCAGTGAAGCGGACGCCGGAGGCTGAGTTCCGCACCAAGCGGACCAACGTTTTCGTGAGCTCGCAGCAGGCGTGGCTTCCCCATGGCGAGTGGGCTGCGCTGGCTGAGTCTGCCCCGCCAGATGACGGCACCCCGGTCGTGCTCGGTTTCGACGGCTCCTTCAACAACGACAGTACGGCCATTGTTGGCGTCACCGTTGAGGAGCAGCCGCGGGTGTGGCTGGTGGACGTGTGGGAGAAGCAGCCGGGCGACCGTGATGACTGGCGCGTAGACATTGGCGCGGTTGAGGCGCGCATCCTCGAGGCCTGCGGAAAGTGGCAGGTGGTTGAGGTTGCGTGCGACCCGTATCGGTGGGCTCGGTCGATGGAGGCGCTGGCCGAGGCCGGGGTCCCTGTGGTGGAGTATCCGTCCTCGAGCCCGGCTCGGATGGTTCCCTCAACGGCGAAATTTTATGACGCGGTGGTTAGTGGCCAGGTCAGCCACGACCATCACCCTACGTTGGCCAGGCACCTCGATAACTGCGTGGTGCGTGTCGACGCTAAGGGGCCACGGGTGACTAAAGAGCACCGGGGCTCTCCAAGAAAGATCGACAGTGCGGTGGCGGCCATCATCGCTTTTGACCGTGCAACGCATCGCCGTGAGGCGGAGCCCGAAGCCCTGGTCCCCCAGTTCTTTTCCTTTTAGGAGTTCTTATGCGCGTTGCTCTCGCCTTGCAGATCGCAGGCGCCGTCCTGTTGACGGCGGGCTGCGCGCTTATTGCCCCGTGGTTGGGGCTTATCGTCGGCGGGCTCATCATCACCGCGTTCGGCGTGGCGCGTGAGAGGAGTGAGGCCTAATGCTTGGACGACTTTTCGGCGGGCAAGAGGTCGAGTCTCGGGACCTGTCCTATCAGCAGATTTGGGGCGCTGGCCTTGACGTGTCCACGTTGCAAACGTGGGCGGGAACGTCGGTCAGCATCAACAACGCGACGCAGATCGGCGCGGTGTATGCCTGCACCCGTCTGCTTGCGGACACAATCTCGAGCCTGCCGGTGGACACGTTCATTCGCCGTGACGGCAACCGGCTGCCTTTCCGTCCCCGGCCCGCGTGGGTTTATGAGCCGGAGGGTCCCGGCTCCTCGCGCGTGGAGTATTACAAGCAGGTCGTGGTGTCGATGCTGCTTTCCCATGGCGCGGTCATTCAGATCATTCGTGGTGGCAATGGTGACGTGGTCGCGTTGCAGCCGCTTGACCCTACGCGGGTGACGGTGCGCCGTAACGCTGCGACGCGGGGCCGCGAGTTTGTCATTGATGGCAAGACGGTGCTGCCTGGCGATCAGGTGCTTTACATCTGCGAGATGCGGAAGCCCGGCTCAGTCATGGGCACGTCGCGCATTGAGGAGGTCAAGAACACCCTCGGGCTGGCGAAGGCGCTGGATGAGTTCGCGTCCCGCTATTTTTCCAATGGCGCGAACGCGGGCGGGATCATTGAGTTCCCCGGCAATCTGACGCAGGAGCAGGCCAAGGACGTCGTTGAGGCTTTCGAGGCCGGGCACAAGGGTCTGCGGAAGTCGCACAAGCCTGGCGTGCTGTCGGGTGGTGCGAAGTTTCAGAAGATCGGCTCGGACGCCGAGCAGGCGCAGATGCTTGAGTCGCGGCAATTCGCGGTCGAGGAGATCGCTCGAGTGTTCCGCGTGCCGCCGTCCATGATCGGACTGAACACGCCCGGCGCGATGTCGTATTCCAGCGTGGAGCACCAAGCCATCCAATTCGTGCGCTACTCGCTTGTGCCCCTCATCACGGCGATTGAGGAAGCCCACAACCGCCTCCTCACAGGGGACGCCTTCATGCGCGTGAACATGGACGGCCTCCTTCGCGGCGACTCCGCTACGCAGGCGCAGGTGTTTTCCACCGCCATGCAGGCCGGCTACATGAGCGTCAACGACGTGCGCGGCCTCATGGACATGCGGCCCGTTGACGGTGGGGACCTGCCGCGCGTCCCGCTCGCCAACATTTCGGTGGGCGCCGCGTCGCTGATCGAGGAGGCGCAGCGCGTCGACATGGCCTCCAAGCTCGTCCAGTCGGGCTACGACCCGGCGCAGGTTCTTTCCGCCCTTGGCTTGCCTGCCATCGGGCACACCGGGCTGGCGTCTAACCAGTTGCAGCCAGCCGAGAACGCCCAGGTCTAGGGAGACACATGACCAAGATGGAAACCCGCACATTTACTGTCGACGACATTGAGGTGCGCGAGGCAGCGGACGGCATGACCTTTGAGGGTTACGCCGCCGTATTCAACTCGCCCAGCGAGCCGCTGCCCTTCACCGAAACGATTGCCCCTGGCGCGTTCGCTCGCACGATCCGCTCGCGCAACAACGTGTTCCTCCTGGTCAATCACGACCCGGCCCGGCCTCTGGCCTCGACCCGGTCCAAGACCATGTCGCTTGAGGAGGACTCCCGCGGGCTGCTGGTCAAGGCCACGCTGCCGAATACGACGGACGGCCGCGACCTCGCAGTGCTCATGGGGGCAGGCGGCAATGCCCGCGTGATCGACTCCATGTCCTTCGGTTTCTCGGTCCCGCGTGGTGGCGACACCTGGAATGAGGACGGGTCCCAGCGCACGCTTAACCAGGTGCGCCTGCATGAGACTTCCATCGTGGCCTTCCCGGCCTACGCCGCCACATCAGCAAGCGTGCGCAGCCTAGACATGCTGGCCGAAAAGACGGGCGAGGACGCCGACGCCCTCAACGGCGCGCTCGAGGCGCTGGAGCGCGGCGCCACCCTCACGCTGGACCAGGCCGGGCTGCTCTCTGCGGTTGTCGCCAAGTTGGCGCCCGCACCGGAGCCGACGCCTGAGCCGGAGCCCGAAGCGGTCGCGGACGACACCGACCTGCTGCGCACCAAGCTGGACCTCGCCTTCAAGGCGCTCTAAATACTTCCCTGACCGCGGAGCCGCGGCCAGGGTTTACCCGCTCTGAGGAGCCTCGGCGGGACTGCCATCACCTGCGCAATCCTTACGAGTACCCCAGAAAGGGGTGAATTGCTTTGTCCGAGTACCTCAAGAAGCTCGTGGACGACCGCCAGGCGGCGTACCACGCAGCGAAGGCCAAGATGGACGAGGCCGCAGCTGAGAGCCGCAGCCTGTCCGCCGAGGAGCGCGAGTTCGTCGACCGCACGTTTGCCGAGCTTGACGAGAAGCGCGCCACCATTGACACGCTGATCGAGGCCGAAAAGCGTGAGCGCGATATTGCCGAGTCCATGCGTGGGCTCGAGGACGTCGCCCGCCCCGTTGAGGCCCGCACCGTCGCGGCCGAGACTGACGCCGACATCCTCCGTTCACTGCTCATGGGTGAGCGTCGCGCTCACACGTTCAACTTCGAGAAGCGCGACCTGGCCCGCACGACCAGCAACGCCCCGGTGCCCACGTCCTTCTCGGACGCGGTCATTGACCAGGCCCGCCTCGTCGGCCCCATGCTCGACCCGTCCGTTGTCACCGTGCTGAACACGGCGTCCGGTGAGGATTTGGTCCTTCCGTCGCTCGCCAGCTGGTCGACGGCTGGCTTCGAGGCTGAGGCCGCGGCTATTGACGAGTCGGACCCCGGCTTCGGCAAGACCACGCTCAAGGCCTACAAGTACGCCTTCATCGTGCAGGTATCGCAGGAGTTCCTGGCGGACAGCAACATTGACGTCATCGGATTCCTCGGCCAGCAGGCTGGCAACGCGATCGGCTACGCCGTCAACGACAAGCTCACGCTTGGCACCGGAACCGTGGAGCCCAACGGCATCGCCACTGCGGCTGCCGCTGGCATCACGGGTGGCACCGCGACCTCCACCATGGGGACTGGCGGCTTCACCGCCGACAACCTCATTGACCTGGTCTACTCCCTTGACGGTGCGGCTCGCCGCCTCCCCGGCTTCGGCGTTATGGCCAACGGCTCCAGCATCGGCGCCATGCGCAAGCTCAAGACGTCGTCCGGTGACTACGTCTTCGTGCCGAGCATCCAGCCGGGCACGCCCGACTCCATCCTGGGTTATTCGCTCATTGAGAACCCGGCGCTGGCTTCGGTCGGCTCGGGCGCCCGTTCAATCCTCTGCGGGCATTTCCCCTCGTTCTACGTCCGCACTGTGGGCGGCATCGACGTGGCCCGCTCGGATGACTTCGCCTTCAACACCGGGCAGGTCACGCTCCGCTTCCAGATCCGCGTCGACGGCAACCTGCCGCAGACGTCGCACGTCAAGCGGTTCACCGGCGGCACTGCCTAGTCACTAGGCACCTAGTCGTAGATGGCCCCGCCTTTGCGCAGGGGGGCGGGGCCATCTACACCCCCTGCGCACACAAGGAGAAACAGGTGGCCCATGCCACGAAAGAAAAGCGAACCGGCAATCCTGCACGCTCTGGGAACCCCAGTCGACGTGCCGCCGCCCGAGAGGGAGCAACTACTGCGCCTGGGGTTGTTGCGCGAAGAATCCTTTGGGCCAGCAACGCCCCCTGGACCCCGACCGGCTACGGCGAGCAAACGCAGCAAGTCACGCGCCGCTTCGCCAAAGCCGGGCACGAAGTAGCCATCGCGTCCAACTACGGGCTCGAGGGCTCCATCATGGAATGGGAAGGCCTGCCGGTTTACCCGCGCGGCCTAGACGTCTACTCCAACGACGTCATCCCCGCCTACGCCATGGACTTCGGCCGCCCCACCGGG